TTTGCCTTTGACCTAGCTAATATGGTTGGTTATGTAACAAGATACACAGACCACAAGATAACGCTCTTGCAGATGCCAGGCACGCTGATCTTCACCCAAAGGGAGAAGTTGGCAGAGGAAGCCCTAGCAGACGGTGCAGAGGCAATCTTGTGGATAGACTCAGATATGCGGTTTCCGGCAAATACGCTAGAAGTCATGTTAAGCCGGAAAGTACCCATCTTAGGGGTAAATGCTACAACCCGTAGAGAGCCGATTATCCCAACAGCCGGACAGTTGGAGATGGCAAACGGGTTAGCGACATTCCGCAAGGTAGAAAGTAGAGGCAAGCAAGGGATAGAACAGGTAACAGCCGTAGGATTTGGCGTGACGCTTGTTAAATCTCAAGTATTTAGGGAAATCCCTAAGCCTTGGTTTAACATCATTTGGAAAGATGATGGCGATATTATTGGTGAAGATGTGCATTTCTGCGTTAAGGCGCTAGATTTCGGGATAGAAACTTATGTCGATCACGACCTAAGCCCGTTAATCAAGCATATAGGCACAAAAGAATACGGATGGGATGACGTAAAACATGGCAATAACAACATACAGCGACCTGCAAAGCACAATCGCAAACTATCTCGCAAGAAGTGACCTAACGGCTCAGATACCGGACTTTATCCGGTTAGCCGAGACCCGCTTGCGTAGGGATTTGCGTATTCGGCAGATGATGAACGCAGCCACCACAAGCACTACAGGTGGAGATGCTACCGTAGCCCTGCCTAGTGACTTCCTAGAGGTGCGTGATTTGGTGTTGTTGACCAACCCTGTTACGCCATTGAATTACATCTCCCCATCCGTATTCTCTCGTAATGCTCGTGTGACTGAATCAGGTAGACCATTGGATTACACAATCCTAGCTACCGAGTTTAAGTTTGCACCTGTACCGGATTCTGCGTACACGATTGAGATTCTCTATTACGCAGCACCCACATTCTTATCAAGCACAAACTCTAGCAACGTATTCTTAGCTAACGTGCCTGACCTGTTGCTATACGCATCCTTGGTCGAGGCAGAGCCGTACCTTATGAACGATGCACGAATTCAGGTATGGGCAGGAATGTACGATAGAGGTTTGGCATCCACAAATACTGCGGACGAATCGGCACAATATAGTGGCGTTCCGCTTACAATGACACTTACAGCGAGGTAAACATGGCTGCTCTTAGCAATTACTTGGAAAACGCACTTATCAACGGTACTTTGCGTGCTACGAATTACACAGCACCAGCAACCGTTTATGTAGGATTGTTTACCTCTGACCCTACGGACGCAGGTTCGGGTACGGAAGTAACAGGAAACGGCTATGCCCGTAAGTCAGCTACTTTTGGCGCACCATCTAACGGTGCAAGCGTAACTAGCGCAGACATTCAGTTTGACCAAGCCACAGGCTCATGGGGAACGATTGGATGGTTTGGTATCTTAGACGCTTCTACATCCGGCAATCTGTTGTATCACGGTGCGCTTACGACAAGTAAGACGATTGATACAGGCGATGTATTTAAGATTGCAGCAGGTAGCTTGACCGTTACGTTGGCGTAATTATGGCTGACGTATGCGGACCATTTACGCTAGAAGGACTCGATCAGTTCGGCACGCTAGATAGTCTCGCATTCTCGCTTGATAGTGCAGTATGGGAATCAGCCAATACCTGCATACTAGAATTTAGCTCAAGTATCACAGGCACAGCACAAGCTGTTGCTAACGCATACCGTATATTGGCAGGTGCAGGGAGTATTAGCGGCAGCGCTACAGTCTCCGGCACGCCTATCCGTATACGAATGGCTGATGCAAGTGTATCTGGTGACGCTACGGTGTCAGGCGATGCAATCCGTATCCGATTGGCTACAGCGTCAGTTACAGGTATCGGATCGGTAACTTGCTTAGGTGGCGTTGAATACGAGTCTGGTGGCACAGCAAATGGCATTGCAAGCGCCTATGCGACCGCAGGAGCGATCCGTAGCGCAAGCATGAGCATTACCGTGTTCGGTACTGTTGTGTGCGCTGGCGAGCGTTTAGGCGAGAATTGGACGGACGAGACTTTCGGGTCTAACACATGGACAGATATACCAGCGGGGTCTAATACATGGACTCCTGTGGCTCAGGGGAATAACACATGGCAGAGAGTAGGATAAATCTAGGCGAATGGATGCCGGATCAGCCTGGCTTGGCTGGCGCTCTTACGGAAGCCAAGAACGTAATCCCTATGGGAATTGGCTACGGTCCATTCACCTCAGAGGTTAACTTATCGCAAGACGCATCCCAAAACATCCTAACGGTGTTTGCGGGTAAGTTTGCAGGTACGACTACGCTATTTGGCGCAGGTGCAACAAAGATATTTAAGTTTGACTCGACAGACGCAACAATGGACGATGTGTCCCGTACTGCTAGTGCGTACACAAGTACGGATCGGTGGTCTTACACACAGTTTGGTCGGGTAATTATTGCGGCAAACGGTACAAACGTCTTGCAAGGTTGGACGCTTAACTCGTCTGCTAACTTTGCTGACCTGTCCGCATCTGCTCCGGCTGCGTCTTTCGTAACGGTTGTGCGTGACTTTGTAGTGGCGGCTAAGACTGCCTCTAATGCTAACCGTGTGTTGTGGTCTGATATCAACGATGAGACGGATTGGGTGTCAGGTACTACCTCTCAATCGGATTATCAGGACATACCGGACGGTGGAGACATTCAAGGCGTGCGTGGTGGTGAGTTCGGGCTAGTGTTCCTAGAGCGAGCCATTGTGCGTATGTCTTACATTGGCGCACCTTTGTTCTTTCAGTTTGACACTATCTCCCGCAACTTGGGATGTTATGAGTCACGGTCAATTGTGCAGTTTGGACCAACCTCGTACTTCCTTGCGGACGATGGATTCTATGCTTGTGACGGGCAGAATGTAATACCTATCGGTGCTGAGAAAGTAGACCGATTCTTTTTTGCAGACGCTAACCCGTCACTTATTAACCAAATGTCTAGCGCTGTTGACCCGATTAACAGCCTAGTTATCTGGTGCTATACAAACGTATTCGGCTCTAAGTCCTTGCTGATTTATAACTGGCAAACCAAGAAGTGGACGCACGCAGACACAAGCGCAGACTATATCGCTACGGCTGCTAGTGCCACGATTACCTTGGAAGGCTTGGACGCATACGGCACGATGGACAGCCTGAGCACGAGCTTGGATTCTCGCCTATGGGCGGGTGGTAAGGTTCTATTGGCAGGTGCGGATGGGGCTAAAATTATCACTTATACGGGTCAACCAAAAACGGCAGATATACAGACCGGAGACTTCCAAGCAGGTCCACAGTCTATCGTTAAGTTAGCTCGTCCGCAGGTGGACAATGGTTCGGCAGAGGTGGCTGTGTTCTCTCGTAACAGGCTAGATACCGAGGTAATCTTTGGTGCTACCACAGCGGCAAGCACAGAGAACCGTGTGCCGCTTAGGTCTACAGGTGCATACCATAGGCTCAAACTTGTGCCGACAGGTGTTACTTGGACTCATGCGGTAGCGATTGATGTAGACATTACCCCAATAGGTACTCGATAATGTTTAGAGTTTTACCTCCGTTTGGTGGCGATCCACGAGCTACGGCTGAGATTGTCAACGGCATTATGAACGGTAAGACGAATAACACGGGATTGGTAACTTTAGCCACAGGCAATGCCACTACAACCACTATAAATGACGCTAGGATCGGCGCAGACAGCTTAATTATCCTAGTTCCGGTATCTGCTGCTGCCGAGGCTGATACAGCGCCTTATGGGGCGTTTAGTAGCTCTCTAGACCAACTCGCCGCATCTACCGGAAGTACCTATGTTGTTGAGTTCACCTCTACAGATGCTAGTAGCGGTGTATACCTGTCTAACAGTAGTAGGTTAAATGTCCGGAATTACGGTATTTATAACGTACAGTTTTCCTTACAGTTAGCCAATACTACAAACGATAGTCAGTACGCAGATGTATGGTTTCGCAAAAACGGTACGGATGTTGCTAACTCAGCTAGTAGGTTTGGTTTGCCAGCACGCAAGAGCACAGGTGATCCTAGCCATGTAATCGGCAGCGTTAACTTTTTTATTGAGTTAAACGCAGGTGATTACATACAGATAGCCGGAGCTGTGTCGGATGTAGGCGTATCGCTTGAGCATTACGCTGCCGACACGGGTTTGCCTAGACCTGCAATCCCATCTGTTATT